GTATCACTCCTTTGAATTGCGATTTTATTGTGTGCAAGTCTCTATATAATCTCCATCGCAATCTCTTACAACATTTTTATAAGGACATTCGCCTGAAAATCCACACATTATAACAATATCCCCCTCACAATCTTTTACAGTCCTTGAATAATTGCAATACGAATAAATTAAATTATCACCCATTGTTTAATCCTCCCACTTATCCATAGTTATTTCATTTACCTCTGCTTTGAAAGTATCACTCGAAGCACAATTGTAGTCGGTAATTGGTTTTACTTTGCAATCGTCATTATCGCAATAGAAACACATACCTTGCTTAACAAGATATTCGCCCTTTAATTTAGCACCGCAATACTTACATCTGCGATTTGTTTCAGACATAACTTTACCCCTCTTCTTGATAAAATCGTTCTTTCATTGCTTCTTATAAGGGCATTTGCAAATACAATCTTTTTCATCAAAATGTATGTCAAACACCCTTGCAATGTTCCGTGGCTCACTTGTTCTTGATTCGGAATAAATTATTAAATATCTACCTATTTCGCACAAATCTGCTGCTTCAAAATGTTCTGTATCTATTATGGCTTTCGCAAGCCCGATGTTTGTCATTTTTTCGTTTCCCTCAAACTCCAATGTTAGCTTCATTCCTGCACACCGCCTTTCTCGGTTGGGTATTCCTGTTGGTTGCACAATAATTTATACATCCAACCTAATTCAAATTCCGGTATCATTCCGTGTTTAACAAGGGAAAACAATTCAATGATTTTTGCACGAACATTGTTGAAATTTTTATCCTTTTCCACATCATCAAATTTTGATACCTGATACATAGCATTGTTAATACATCTTAATTCATCATAATCAAGTGTAACTGTTACCATTTTGCTACTTGTATTTAATTCCCTGATGTTCATTACCCCTCATCTTCCTTCCTCAACATAGCACCAACTCTGCGGCGGTCTTTTGATTGGTTTTTTATTGCTTACCGTGCAAATAATATCTTTGCCACCACCCAAGTCATAATCCCAACTTTCATATTTGCATTTTTCACAACCCGAATAACATCGTTTATAAAACTCGCTCAACTCTTTCGGCTTGTCATAGATTACAAGGTCTGATATGTGCCATCCGTAAATAGTAGCTTCTTTGGGGCAATAATTTAAAATATCATATTCGTCTAAACAACTGCCTTTAACAGCGTGCATATTATTCACATACCAACCCACTTCTTCATCACCGTGTACAACATCGGTAGTGTTTATATCATCACAAACAAATTCTCCTATGACTTTGCCGTTGCCGTAATGATTTTTATTCTTGTAATCTTTATACCATTTATCTTTGGTCATATAGATATAAACCTTAAATGGAGCTTCAATCTTCGGTCTTGTTTTCCTTACCTCAACTGTCTTTTTGCCGGATGCAATAAGCTCACACCATTTTGGCTGTATGCTTATCAATACTAATTTCATTTCTCAATACCGCCTTTCAATATTTTATTTATTTTTTCATCCATTGTTTTACCAAGCTTATAACAATTCCCGTGCGATATGTGATTTTTCCAAGCACCATATGATGCATTAAATTTTTCTGCAGATAATTTACCCGTAACAACTAACTTTGCCATACGAATGAATTTTCTTTGTGCGTTTCGCTTGTTATGATTTTTTAATTTTCGTATAATCTTACCTGATTCTGTTATGTATGTATGGAACCCAAGATAACTCACGCCGTTTTTAAATGGGAATATTTGAGTTTTGCCGTTAAGAGTTAACTCTAGTGTTTTCAAAAATTCGGTTATTACATCAAGACAATATTTTAAATATCGCCTGTCCTGATGAATTAAGTAAAAATCATCCATATATCTGCCGTAGTATTCAATACCTAATTCGCCTGTTATCAATTTATCCATTCCATCAAGATAGAGCAGAGCAAAACCTTGATTTATTTGATTGCCAAGTGGTATCCCTTTACCTTCTGTACTATCTATAAACAAATCACACAACCAGCAAATATCTTCATCATACGAAAAATGATAACTCACAATGTCTTTTAATTGTTCGTGAGGTATGCTATAGAAAAATTTTGATATATCGCATTTTAATATATAGCCATCAAAACCAAATCTTTTATGAAACTGCTTCATTTGCTCGCTTAATCTGTTAAGACCAAACAAAGTGCCTTTCCCAACTTGCCCTGCACAGTTATCATATATAAATACATCCTTCAACCTTGGCAAAATAACATTGTCACATAAGCTATGTTGTACGACCTTATCTTTGAACGAGGTTGTTTTTATAATACGTTCTTTAGGTTCGTATACTTTAAATTCTGTATATTTTGAAACTCTATAAGTTTTGCTTTTCAACTGCTCTATAAGAGTATTTACACCGTCTAAAGCCATAATATTAAATCTTGCAGAACTCTTTTTAAAGCCTTTTCCGCATTTTGATTTTCTGTAAGCTTTATACATATTACCAAAATCAACTACTTTTTCAAAGTCGGTCATACAACATAAGTCCTTTTTGTTTATCCTTTCGGAAAGGTTGTGTGTTCTTTTGATGTGGTGCATTGATTTCGGCATATGCCTACTCTGACGAGCTTTCCACCAATACGGGCGAACGCCGTTATTGTTGTTGTAGTTATTGTTGTTGATGTTGCCGGACGGCGAAACGCAAAAGAAAAATACAACACACAACCTAAAATACTATTTACCTTCCTTTGTTCTCCAAGCAATAGCCATATACTTGACATCAGAGGCTAATTTGGTCCAATATCCCGCTGAATCACCGTTTAAAATACCTAAATTCATTGATAGTTCAATAAAGAACATCAATTCATCACAATAGGTTATTGCCTTGGTTATGGTTTCACACCTTGCACGTTTATCAGTCTTATTGTTTATCCTATTAGCTTCGAATAAATTCTCGTATATTTCCAAACTTTTGATTTGAATTTTATCTACTAAAGAATGACGGTATTTTTTAGGATACCTATTGCAATTTGATGTTATTTTAAACGAATGAGTTGCAAGCTCCTTTGATTTGACTATTACTTTTAAATCCGTCTCAGACATTATCTATTCCTCACACGATACAGAGATAGAAGATACAAAGAGCAAAACGGGGCGAACGCCGCCACTGCGGTCGTAGCTACCGCCGTCGATGCCGCCGGACGGCGAAACGCAACTACACCACCAATCGTTTGCATGTTCAGGCGTGGTGTCAGGTGTTGCAAGCCACCAATACTTGTCAAGTTTAAATTTGTCAAATACCTCCACATTGTTTCTGTACAAATCGAATGTCGGTATACCAATCTTGCTTGTTATGCTGCCATAGGTTTTCAAGCCATCAAGACTTGTTAAGTCAGTTTCAAATTCAAGTATGTTTTCTTTTCCTGCCTCGTTTTCGATTTCAGGTAAAACTTCTTTGTTCAGACGTTTTAATATTTTGCTTTCTGCAAAGTTGTTATTTTCGCCGTATGAAGAATTAAATACACAATCTTTCATAACAACAATAGTTCCTTTATCGCTGTCACATATTTTTATGTACTCCCTCTTACCGATTTTGAATAACGCTTTTTCTTTTACTTCTGATAATTTCATAGTTCTCTCTCCTTTTACTTAGATACAAAGATATTAGATTTTAAGATACAAAACGGGCGAAAGCCGCGATAGTTGCAGTAGCCATTGTCGTTGATGTCGCCGGACGGCGAAACGCATTTTACCCAGGAAGAATTATCGTGTGTGGGTGTACTATAAGCAGTTGCAAGCCACCACCAACTGTCTACTTTGTGCTTATCAAGAATATGTACATATTTACGATACATTTCAGTGGTAAGTAATGACATCTTACGTCTGATTTTTCCGTAGTCCTTTAATCCGTCATCTGATGTAAGATCAACTGTGTGTTCTACCAATCCGTCTACACCAAAACACTCGGCCAACTGATCGCACAACTTGTCTACGTTTGAGTTCTCGTAGTTGTTATTTGTGCCGAACTCCTCACGTTCATACTTTAAGTTTTTGAATATTACCGCCGTAGTATCATTTGATTGTTCAAGTACAATAAATTCATCTTGGCCTATTTTGAATGTATCACCTGCAGGAATATCAGATAATTTGATTTGGCTCATTCCGAACGATTTTGTTATTTCTTCAACCTGTTCATCTGTTAATTTGATTTTCTTTCCGTTTAAACTAATATAATTTTCCATATTTTTTCTCCTTTCATACTTACAGGGTTTGCTGAAGGCTTCCTCAGTCTTTCAAAGGTTCAGCATTAAATTCTTAGCTTTAGCAAAATATTCTCTGGATATCTCGAACCCATAGGCATACCTTCCTAATTCCGCTGCAGCTCTCAAAGTCGAACCTGAACCGCATACCGGGTCAATAACAACATCGCCTTCGTCAGTGAAAATTTCAATAAGCTTCTTCAATACATTTACAGGTTTTTGAGTAGGATGTATTTTCGGATATTCTTTCGAATTATCTCTTTTATACTCAAACCAATTAAATATCATTTTTCCTGTGCCTCTTATCGGTTTACCGGTTTCATCAAGCTGTCTTCCGTTATTAAACTTTGGCAATTTATCTCTGTAAAGAACCACAGCATATTCAGTAGCACCCACAATCTTCATATTCGCTTTCAAAACCTGAGCAGAATAATTTTTGCAAAACACAAGAGGATAGCTATTCACAAATCCGTGTTTTTTTCCGTATTCAATTACGGTCGGCATCTGTTCAAAAGCACAAAATACAATCATTGCAGGCGCTTTTCCTTTTTCCTTTGGTTCTCTAATTAAAAGCTTGTTGCAAAAATGAAAATATTCGGCAATATTGAATTGTCCATCACCATTGAAAAAGCTCTTTGCCGCCTTCTTGCTTTCACCGTTTTTATTATCCCCATCTATGTACCACATAGGATTAGATGCATATGCATTAACACCCAAATTATATGGAATATCTGCAATTACAAGCTGAGCTTTTTTAATATTATATTTTTTATAATTTTGGAAATTATCATGATATATCTCTACTTTCGATTTCATTTTATTCTTAACCATCCTTTCGCTTTGAGGTATCCCGTAGTTGACTAAGCTCCTTCTGTTTCCTGTCCATCTCTCGCATAGCTTCTTTACGTGCGTCCTCTACAAAGACATTTGTCCAAAAGCTCCCGAGCTTCACGTAGGAATGTCCACCTTCTGACGAACACCCTTCGTCATATCCGTAAAATCCTGTCCTTGCTTCCTCGCAAGCTCTTATCGCCGCTTCTGAATTGTTACTGTATAACATATTAATCACTCCTTAGAACGGTAAATCATCATCTTCGCCTTCAGGTATCTCACCAAAATCCGGATTACCCGCAGGAATGTTAATCGTAGGTACGGTATCATTCTTCGAGCCTGTAAAATAAGCTTCATCTGCAACCACTTCTGTTACAGCTCTATCTCTGCCCTCGTTGTCGGTGTATTTCCTTGTCTGAATACTTCCCACGACCACAATCATACTGCCCTTTTGAAACCACTTAGCCACAAACTCCGCCGTCTGCCGCCAAGCTACACAGTTTATAAAGTCAACCTCGCTCTTCTGAAAACGTCTGTCCACCGCCAGCGAGAACGTAGCAACAGGAACACCACTCTGTGTCTGCCTCAGCTCAGCATCCTTAGTCAACCGTCCCATAAGTATACATTTATTCATAATTCATTACTCCTTTACATAAACTAATTTTTCTTCGTCCCAATCAGGGTATTTGCTCATCAAATACTCCCGAAAAAACGCTTTCATTTCTTCTCGCTCGTCTGAGTGGTCGTACTTCATATGGCACTCCCAATCAAGTGTTAAGATGTTTTCCTCAACTCCAAGCCCGCCCTGACTTCTCGGTATATAGTGAGCATTGGAAAATGTGAGAGGATATTCAGAAGGTGCGGGCAATCCGCAATATATGCAGCAGGGATGTCCGTCCCGACTGTCCCTCTCCGCCACCTTCCGCTTAACCGCCATCGGTATATCAAGCGCTTTAGTTCTGTTCGCCTTACTCATATGATATCATTAAGCGGGCAATTCGCACACAGCTCTTCTATTTTCGCATCGATTTCAACCTCATCTTTGATGGCGTCTATTGTGTCGCTATGCTTGCAATATTCCTTGCAAAATCTATCACAAACCGATTCTAAGATTTGATATACCGTCTTTTTCTTTTCTTCCATTTTCCCATTCCTCCAGTAATAAAGATTTTTCCCTCTCCGATATAACATCAATATCAAGAGCCTTCGCCTCGTCAATGATACCGTCAATAAGAATACTCATTTCCCTTGTGTCATACTCCGAAGAGCCTTTATACACCTTGTAATGTATAAACTCTTTCTCGTTCACCCTACCCTTGCCGAACTCGTCATAGTATTTGAAATAGCCTTTGACATTCACCGTAGATAACACCGAAACAATATCACTCTGTCCGTACCGCTTCAGCATATCAACGTAAATACTTTCCTTGTCAGACCGTAATACGTTTGCTATCTCCGTGCAGAGCTTCCAGCAAAGAGCATTCGCATCATTGCTCCGCTTCTTCCGCTTTCGCTCTATCTCGTAGTTCCCCGCCTTGAAATTATAAGCAAACCGCCGTATATCTCCGTAGTCTGAGGACGTTAATATAAGCTCGTTTCCTGCTACTCTTACCGCTTCTATTCGCATAAGCTATACCTCGCATAACAGGTCGGCTCATTGTGTCTGTTTATACCTTTCTCCATTTTGGTTTGTATGCTATATCCCATTCTCTTTAATTCGTGTATTCTTGACGGCAGCCTAACGCAACCTATATGCTCATAAGCTTCATTCTGCGTTATACTTCCGAACTTCTCCATATACTCAACAATTCTTTTACATTGTGACATTTGGAATTACTCCTTTCTCCAAGCACTCCACCAAATATAAAATTCTGTATAAATAATCATCTATGAATTTACCGTCATACACTGTCGGATAATCCTTAAGCCTCGCTCGGTCAACGGGATTGAAGAAGTTCGTGTAATCTTCAGGAAGAAGACCGTAAGCCCATATCCTATGCTCAGGCAACTTGCCCTCTTCCAACTTCTTCCCAAACATCTGCACTTGAGCCTGTTGCCAATATCCTTTAGTAACCTTAAAGCCTTTTTCGTGCTTGTAAGTCTTAACCTCGTCTATCCTTCCAATGCCGTCTCCGTCAAGATTAATCCGTAGCTTGTATTCAGGTATGATAATCTGATGGTCTTTCCTCGGTGAGCCTATCACGTCCAATATTGCGTGTTCGTAATATGTCCCAGCATTCATAGCTACATTGGTGAAATTGCTTGTATTAATCCCAAGCTTCTGCATCCACCAATTGCGGAAGGTCTTTGTTTTCCAGTTCCCCATAATGTAGCTCGTGTCCGATGCACCAAACCACCCGCTTCTGTCCTGCTCATTTATCACGGCTGCATCTCCCATATCTTTTTCTCGAAGTTTGCAAGCTCATTATATACGGCGAATTTAGCTCTTAAGCTTTCCTCATCCAAACCAAGCCTGTCGGCAATCACATTAAGAGGTATGCCCTGATTAATTTTCTGGGTCACCAGCTCCTGAACTCTCTGCCTTACTTTCATAATGCTGTGCTTGCTTAAATCTTCCGTTTCTTCCTCTGGCAAATCGTCCTCATCCAGCCAAAGAGAAAAACCTAAACCAAGTCTTTCAGCTCCTCCTTTAACAAAAGCTCTGCGTACTGCATTGTGTACTCTTAGCTGTGACATTGAATTATCCTTAACAGGATTGTTGCCGTTCATTACAGGATAGGCTATATCCCACTCAATATTGTCAACCTTAATATGTACCAGCACTTCA